CCACCCACGAGATTTATCTAGAAATATAGTATCTTTATCTCTTAAAGTATCAACCCATGAGTTAGTTCCACTTCTGCAAAAATTTAAAAAGCACTCTGTTGCAATTTCATGAGGAATTTGATATTCCCTTATTTTATCTTTAATAAATTTTTTATTATGATTTAAAACATAAGATATTTCTGAATCTGGTCCAATTGTAAATTTTGGATTTTGATTTAAAATATAAAGAAATAACGTTGAACCACTTCTAGGAAGACTAGATAATGCTATAAAATTCATAATATTTTACTAAAACCTTTAATTTTTTCAAATTTTATAACACTTGAGAACTTATCCTCAAGTCCCGTTTTATGAGATATGACAAAAATATTTGCGTCTTTAATTACATACCGAATAATCTTAAGAAACTCATCAGTTCCAGCACTATCCAAAGAACTATCGAAAACTTCGTCAAAAATAATTAAGTTGCATGAAACAGAATTTTTAAGTTTAGCAACTTCCCTCCAAGCAAATAAGAGTGATAGATTAATTCTTGACTTTTCACCTTCACTAAAAGAACTATAAGAAAAATCTTCATGAATAGGTGATTGAACACTCTCATTAAATTCTTCATCAAGAGTAAAGTTAATGTAAAAATCCATCATTTGTAAATAACGATTAATCTGTTGATTAATCAAAGGAAGATACTTTTTAATGATTTTTGATTTTACACCACTATCTTTAAGAAGAGAATAAGCAAAGTCATGATAAGAAATTAATTCCTTCTTATTAGAAAATTCTTCAAACGTTTGATTCAATCCATTCTTATATTCTTCTAATTTTTCTTGTTCAGCACTTCGGTTTTCAAGTTGCTCGGTAATTGTTTGAATTTCAGATTCCAAATCTCGGATTTGTCTCTGATGTCCAGATACTCTTGTATTGTTCTGAGAAATTTCATGATTTAGATTAGTGATCTCTTTTGAAATTCGTAAAAAATGATTTTCTCGGATTTCTTCATCTTTAATTGCTTTTTGTAGTTCAGTATATCCACTTTGCAGTTCCTTTGCTTTAGATTCTGCTTCACTAATTCTATTTAATCGAAACTCTTCATCAATTTCTTGTGTGCAAGTAGGGCAAACCGTATTCTTAGTAAAAAACTTATGTTCTTCTGTAATTGTTGCTACTTTCTGTGAGATTTTACCTTTAAGATTTCCAAGTTTTTTAAGCTTTTCTTTTGCTCCCGAAACTTCCTCTAAATTTTTAGTTAAAGAAAAGATTTGTTCTTCTACTTCACCATTTTTGAGAATATAAGAATCACACTCTGTAAGAAGTTGCGTGATTGTTTTCTTTTTCTTTTCAATGTTCTCTTTACCGCGATTTTCAAGCTCTTCGATAAAATCTTTTTGCATTTGAACTTTCTCTTTTAAAGATTGCTTCTTTAAATCTAAAGTTTTAATTTGCTCTTTGAGTAAACGAATTTTATCTTTAATGATATTATTCATTGAAGAAAAGATTTTAATATCTAATAAATCTTCAATTACTTCTCTCCTGTGTGCAGAAGAGAGTTGCATAAAAGGAACAAAATTACTACTACCAATGATTACAATCTGAGTAAAAGATTTATAATTCATTTTTAGAACTGATTGTTCAAACCATTTCTGCTGATCTACAGCAGAAGAATTTTGATCTATAATAGAACCATTTTTATAGATCTCAAAAATGTTTGGTTTAATTCCGCGACGAACTTTATAATCAGATGTTCCGATTTTAAATTCAACTTCAACTAAACAATCCTTTTCATTGGTCGAATTAACAAGTTGAGGTTTATTAATTCCCCTAAACGATTTTCCAAAAAGAACGAAAGTTAGTGCATCAAGAAAAGAACTTTTACCATAACCATTTTTACCAACAATTAAAGTTGTATTTGATTTTTGAAAGTCAATTTCTGTAAAATGATTTCCAAATGAAAGAAAATTTTTAAATTTTATTTTTTCAAAATTAATCATATTAAATAAACTCAGTATCTTCTTTGTGAGGAGGAATTACAATGTCCTCCGATGTAAAAATTTTATAATCACATTCGTTAATCTCACACGCTCTTAAAACTGCCTTTTCTTCTACTTCCATCACATGCATCTTAGGATAATCATCTTCTTCTAATAACATAGCAAATCTATCAGCATCATCCTTTTCTTCAAAAATATAAAGAATATAATTACCCAATTCATCTACTCCAGCATAAGCACCTTCGTCTTCCTTTTCATAAATCGTGATGATATACATCATATCATCTCCAATGCTTGTTTGTATACTTCTTGAAGTATATTGGTTATAGTAGTTTTATCAAATTCACACTCACTTTCTTTAACATATCTTTGAAGAATGGAAAAAGTATCTTCAGATTCAAATGCCTCAAAATCTTCAGATTCTTGAATTTGAAAGTTTTCTACTATTTTAAGTTCAGAGATATTTGCAGTGTAAAGTTTATCAATAAAAAATTCAAATTTTTTTTGATTAGTTTTTTTGCGTACAATTACCCGAACAATTTTATTTTCATACTCACGAACATCAAAAGTTTGGTGTGGAGTATCCTCATAATAAATGTTGTAAAACATTCTATAAGGATTATCGATTGAAAAATGTTCTAGAGTTTCAGTATCAAAAATAGTGAATCCGCGAGAGTCATTTACATCATTCCAATAAATCTCATAAGGATTTCCAAGATAGTAAACTGTGCCATTATTAGAACGAGTGTGATAATGACCAGAAAATACTTTTTTGAAATTGCCGAAAATATCTGGATCCATACCACTATCCATAATATGACCCTTATAGGGTGCAAATCCGTTAAGTTCTAAATGCCCCATAGCAACTTTAGATTGCGTATTTTGAATCATTCTTAATGACTTTTCACTATTCTCAGAATTAATCCAAGGAAGTAAGAGAACATCCAAACCACCAACTTTAACTTCAGTTGGTTCGGAATAAGTTTTTATGTTTTGATATTCTGAGAGAAGTAATTCTGGAGAATTTACTTTATTGGAATTTTTAAAGTAACAATCATGATTACCAGTAATCATATGGACATCATATCGAGAAAGAGGTTCTAAAACAACTCTACGAGTCCAATTAAGTCCGGCAAAATCAATACTTTTACGACTATCAAAAGCATCTCCCATATGAATAACTGTTGTAATCCCATACTGTTCCAGCGTTGGGAAGAACACATTCTTATAGAAGAGTTCAAAATAATCTTGAAAAAGCTTTGACGACTTTCTGGCACAAAAGTGAGTATCCGTTAAAATTGCAATTTTCATTTTAAGTAATTAATAGCATTATAAAGAAGCGATAAATTATCATAAAAATGGCCTAAACCTTTATTGCAATTATCGCAAAGCAATCCCCTAATTTTACCAGTTTTGTGATCATGATCAATTGATAAAAATGTTTTTGAAGAAGATTTTTCTGGGTTTAAGCATATAGCACAAACTCCATTTTGCTCTAATAGCATAGTATCATATTGCTCTACTGTCAACCCATACACTGAAATTTGCTGTTTTCTATTTCGTTTTTTCTTTTCTTCAGTTGTTAAAGAATGATATCTTTTTTTGTTAGATAAATTTACTTTTTCTCTATTTTTTTCAACCCATTCTTTCACACTGCCATTTTCAAATCTTCTTATTGAATTTTGCTTCGTGCAATTAACACAACCAGTCATAGAAGTATATCTTAAACTATTTCCACATTTCTTACAAGGTTTTCCTTGATAGAATTTTTCTCCATTTTCTGTTGCTATTTGTCTTGGGTGCATTTTCAATATTAAACTATAATAGTAATACTATTTAGAAATAATATTATTATAATTTAATATTTCATTTTAATATGAACACTTTCTTTAATACTGTTATAATCTGAATAATTTCCCCCGTCAATACCAGAGTCATCGGTAAACACCTCATCGAATCCGGTTCTTTCGAGAATTTTATTTTTAATTTCTAATTGTTTCTTTTCTTTACCTATTCTACGAATGAATGCATAATGAATAATTTGCGTAAAATAGGCAAAGGGATTTTGTGATTTCTCTGGATCGAAGTTATGAAGATATTGAATACAATTTTCAATACCATCAGAAATCATATCATCCTTAAACATGTAATTTACAAAATTGGGTTTAAAGGATAAATGAGTAGCGATTTTAAGAATACATTCACCAATATAATTGGGAATAGGTGGTTTGTTTGGACTTGACCAATTCTTTAATTGCTCATCGGAAATTCCGGGTATTTCTTTTTCTGCTGCATTTCTAACTTGTCTTCTATACTCTACAAGTGCTGCCAAGAATTCTTTGTTGTT